TAGTTTAAAGAAGTACGAGATTGAAGTTACTTTTAAAGGAAGGGGTTAACATGAAGATTGGGAAGCCAGTTAGTTTTGGTCAGCTTAACAAACCGAAAGCAGTTGTTTTCGGGGCTGAAGGTTCGGGTAAATCTACAATGGGCAGTAAGCTTTCTAAGGCTTTGTTCATCGATGTTGAAGGCGGGATCTCAGGCATAGACATCGATTGTGTGGCAATCAAAACATGGGCAGAATTTGTGGCTACGATTAAAGAAATCGTAACATCTACAGAGTTTGCCTATGAAAACATTGTTATTGATTCTCTAACTGCGTTGGAAAGATTGCTTCATCAGCACATCTGCCAAACATCTGGAGCATCATCAATCGTGCTAGCGTGTGGCGGGTACGGCAAGGGGCTGGTTGAAGCAGTTACGCAAATGTCTCTGCTAATTAACTCGCTTAATGCTAAGAAGGATCTTGGTGTTTACTTCTTGTGTCATAGTACCGTTAAATCGGTGAATGATCCCACAAGAGGTGAATACGCTAGCTTTAATGTTCGGGCTGATAAAGCCATGTCTGAGTGGGTAACCAGTTGGGCAGATTTAATCGGGTTTGTTGAGATTGATTTGATGGTTGGTGATGATGGAAAGCCAATTATTAAAAAGGATGGTAATGAGGTTCGCAGAACCATTACCGTTACACCAAGAGGCGGGCTAACTGCGAAATCACGGATTCCAGGTGTGACTGGAACCATGACGGTTGATAGTTTTGTGTCTAAGATCAATGAAATCTTTTCTAAGAAGGGTAAGTAATTATGTCTGATGAATTTGAGATCTTTGGGGTCGATGAAGCGAAAGAACTTCAAAAGGCCGATATCCTCTCGCCAGGGGAATATCCTATAACCATCACTAAAGCGGAAGTCCGCACCAAGGATGATAAGAAATGGTTGTCTTTAGGTTGCCAGATCGATGCTCCGCACGATATGCAGGGAAGATTTAAAACCTTCACGCTGTACATCAAGGATGGGCATCCTAACCCACAGGTCTGCAATATTCATGCAAAGTTAAGGCAGAGTCTTGATGCTGCCCTTAGTTTAGACCGAATGACTCTGGCCAATATCATTGGTCAGTCCTGTGTTGTCAAAATCAAGAACAGCGAAAAGAATGGTTCTACTTACGAAAATGTGGAAAGATTCTTGAAAGCTGTCTAATCTTTGCTCATGCTGCATCTGGAAGCAACCGATAAGAAAGGTAAGGAGGTGCAACATGAGTAAACTTTTATTGCTTAGTTTGTGTTTCTTGGTTGGATGCCAAGGAACTAGGAATTCGATAGAAACCGGATTGTCTACACAGTTGATGTCTGACAGTCCGGTAATCGAAAAGGTTGATGTAAGTTTTAAATTGAAAAAGGAGTGGTAGACATGGAAGTTATTGCCAATATTTTTGAGTTACGAGCAGCGGTTACTAATGCCTTTGGTGAAAAAAGTTTCATTGAAACATTAGAACGCAGAGGAATGTATCGCTCACGCATCGCTTCGGTTGTAGACACCGATTGGTCTACTGAAGACGGTCAACTTATTGCACATCATTGGACAGTCGATCCAGAACCTATTGTCGAGAGATTTTATTTCCCGCCTACTTGGTCAAACAAAGAAAGTTGGAAAAATACCTTTGAGTCTGATTATCCTGAGTGTTTAGAAGATGCTCTCGATGTAGCCTTGTGGACTCCAAGAACTCCATCCAGGCTAATTATTGAAGACGATAACGGTATCAGGGTTCTTAAGTCGATTGAGACAGACCCTGTCCAGCGGGTGGAAGAAAGAAAAATCAAACCTGTCAGCTTTCCAATTAAGAGGAAGAAACCTATTAACAATCAACCAACCTTATTTGGAGCTTAATCAATGAGTGATGAACCTTTATTCGATCCCGAAGAAACAAAACCGATTCCCGCTGGAACTTACTCTGCTCGCATCATGCGAGCGGAGATTAAGACATCCAGAGCGGGAAACAAGTACCTTGCTTGCGATATGCAGATATTGCAAGGATCACAGCAGGGCAGAGCATTAGATGCAAACTTTCATATCTTTTCGACTGATACAAAGTTTAGAGCGGACTCAAGAAGGAAGCTAGCAAGGTTAGCTTCTTCATGCGGGATAGTTACCGTAATGAAACCCGAAGAACTTGTAGACAAACCTTTCTTAGTCGAAATAGGCGAAACCACCGATAACTATGGGGCAACGAATTTGATTCTTGGGTACTCCAAGCTAGGGAGAGCGTGATGACGGAACAAGAATTAACAAAAATAAAAATGGTTTTAGATAATATTTATTTTCATTTAACAAAAGATGATTTTCCTTTTTCATTGAATGATTTAGAGTATCAAAAGTTTTTAGAAGTAGTTAATATATTTGGGGTTGATTGTGACAACAAAAAAAAATTAAGAAGTCAAAAAGAATTTTGTTTTGAATATGACGATAAAACATTTAATTCAGAATTGGATGCGAGATGGGCAATATATTTAACTGAAATAGGATGGGAATGGGAATATGCACCTGCTATGGAATTTAAGTTTGACGAAGGATCTATAATTTACCCAAGTTTTTTAATTCGTTGTCCTGAAGCAATAGAGGAAGATTTTTTGATTATAGTGAGTAAACACGCTTTAAACCCAAATGAAATAGATAGTGCAAAAAAAATAAATATTGCATCAGGATTTAATATTGTTTTTGCAATAGGGAAACCAAATCCTAAAGACATTACTTGCGGATTAGATGGTGCGGTTACAGATGAACATGAAGGTATTATTAAAAGTGGAATTGTCGAAAATTGTTTTTCAATATGTTCTTATTGTTTTGAAAAATGGGAAAGACCTGGGATGCTTATGATGTATGACGAAAACCATCAAGAAGAAGGTACTATTAAAGCTTGTGAAATAGCAAATTCATTTAAATTTAAAAGGAAAAAATCAAATGCTTCGTAAATACCAACAAGATGCTGTGGATACATTATTTGAATTTCAACATGATCGCCCTGGTCAATCATCTATAATAGTTATCCCAACTGGTGGCGGGAAAACTAGAGTCATGGCCGAAATAATCAGAAGATCATTTGAGGCCAATCCGAATTGCAGGGGAATGATTCTGTCTCATGTAAAAGAACTGCTAGAGCAATCCAACAAGACTTGTACACACTATGCCACCACTACTGGCCTACCTGTTGAGTCAATCGGAGTTTACTCCGCTGCATTGAAACGAAGGGAAGTAAAGCCTTTGACGATTGCAGGGATTCAAAGTGTGTACAAAAAGGGTGCTGACTTTGGTTATCTGGATTTCATTATGATTGATGAATGCTTTGTGGCTGGAACAATGATATCTACTCCAAAAGGAGAAATCCCTATTGACAAGGTGAGGTGCGGTGACTTAGTATTTAATCAATGCGGTGTTGGAACGGTTGAAGCCGTATCTTGTAAACCAGCACCAGAGACATATATAGTGGAGCTTAGTAATGGAAAAAAAATTGAATGCACAGGGAACCACAGGTTCTTTACCGAAAGAGGATGGTGTGCAGCCAAGGAGTTGGAGAACGGATCGGGTCTTTTTGGAATCCAAGATATGCGTATGTTGTGGGAAAGTGTTCTGTCCTTGGGTGAAGTATCTGGAAAATGGGAAGATAAAATCCACGCTACAAGAATCCCTTTGGAAAAAGCAGAAATTTTGCTCAGTTGCGTGTGCGAAGAAATTTTCCCCAACATCGTTGAACAAAGCAGCAAGGAAAAAAATAAGCGACAAACTGAAAGAGATGAAACACAAACCTATACAAAGAGGCGGGAACGGGCAATTGCTTCCCTTGGCTCAACTAGCATTGTTACACGCACTAGGGGATGGATGGAAAGCGGAGCTTGCGATAATCACTCATGCGGGGCATCTAAACGGAATGTATCCAAATTGTTACAAGGTGGACATTGGGAACAAAGAGAAAATGATTGCAATCGAACTGGATGGAGGAAGCCACGGTTCACTAGAGAGGAAAGAAAAGGATCAGAAGAAAATGAAGTTTTTGGCGGGATTAGGGTGGTCGGTGTATCGTGTAAAAAACGAAAAAGCCCTGTCCTTGTATTCAACATTCAAGTCAGCGGACATCCTTCTTACTTTGCTGATGGGGTAGCAGTACATAATTGCCATCTCATTAGCCAGAACAAAGAAACCATGTACCGAAAGTTTCTGTCTCAGGCAAAGATATCTAACTCCAGAGTGAAAGTTGTTGGATTAACCGCAACCCCTTATCGGCTTCAAAGCGGAATCATATTTGGACACAAGGAAAAGACTTTTGACAATTGTTGCTACGCAATTGGGGTACGAGATTTGATTGATGAAGGGTTTCTTTCTCCGCTAGTAACAATGGGTACAAGTGATTCACCTGACCTAAAAAATGTCAGAATTAGAGCGGGTGAATACTTCTCAAAGGATCTTGATGCGATTCTTGAAAACGCTGATTTGGTTCAGTCCAGCGTCAAAGAAGCCATTGCGAAAACATCAGGGAGGAAATCTGTATTAGTGTTTGCTTCTTCAATCAGACACGCACAGATGATTCTTGATGAATTAAAGAATCAGGGTCAGCGAGCAAACATAATAACAGGCGAGACACACCCTGCAATCAGAGACTGCGTGATTAATGGATTCCGAGAAAACAATTATAAATGGCTTGTGAATGTAGCCGTTCTCACCACAGGTTTTGATGCACCAATGATTGATTGCGTTGTGGTAATGCGACCAACCATGTCTAAGGGTCTTTGGTATCAAATGGTAGGGCGGGGATTTCGACTAGCTCCAGATAAAGAGAATTGCTTGATACTTGATTTTGGTGATAACGCTCTTAGGCATGGGTGCATCGATCAGATTGTAGTTGATGCACAAGGAATTGAACTTCCAGCAGCTAAAGTAAAACGCTGCCCTTCATGTAATCTCATACACAGGATTGGCAATATAATTTGTCCTTCATGCGGATACTTTAAACCAAAAGAAGAAGAATCTTTATTCCCTGAGAAACTTTCTGCCAGTCAAACCAATGGTGAAATACTTGCGGGAAGACAACCAAAGCAGTATGAAATTGTAGCTACTGGATATACGATTTATAAAAAGAGTCCAGCATCTGATCCTTGCATACTCGAAACACACGAAACGCTTGAAGGTAAGCTGATTAGATGTTACCACTCATTGAAGCATGGATTGGAATTCATAGTTTGGAAATGGCTTAAATCTGTTGGGGCAAATGGGTTACCAGATAAGCATTGGAATATGAATAAAGAAGGCTTGCAATCTCAAGAGTGGTTAGATACTATTCCGAAACCAATTGCTATTAAGGCACACATAAATGAAAAGGGGTACTATCAAATCGATAGTTATTCCTTTCAGAGCAACCGAGTAATAAGCGGGGGAGTGGCGAAAGGGTGAAACCACTCCCCCTGATGCTGGGAGGAAGCAGCCCAGCAACATTATCTTAACTAATTTAACCACAAAATCAAAGGAATAGGTGTGCCTTGGAAGAAATTAAAAAACAGGCTTTGCGAGTGCGTGGACATGGGTTATCGGTGTTCTCTACTAAGGTGGATAAAACCCCAGTAATTAAGAGGGTTAACAGAATAGTGGAGCTTAGAGCTAACCCGCTATCAGACCTCGAAATTGAGATAGATTTCAGCCATGCAAATGTAGCAGGGATAGCTATTAACTGCGGGCCAGTTGTTGGTAAAAACAAGGACTTGGAATGCCTTGATATCGATTGTCCAAAAGTGGCATTAGACTTCCTTCCTGACCTAGAAGCATCGAGCAAAGAGCTACACGATAAACTTTGTGGATGCGTTGAAACAACTCCATCTGAAGGGTTACACCTTTTTTACTATCTTCCATTAGGTAAGTCAAAATGCCGTGAATTAGCAACAATGTCTACGGACAATGGAAAGAAATGGCTAGCTGAATCGAAAGCCAAAGGGTCAATCAAGAAGGTTGCACCACCCTTGATTGAAACGAGGGGGGCGGGTGGATATGTGGTTGGATTCTATTCTCAGGCAGTCTCAAAAATTGATGGATTAGTTAAACCATATAAAATGCTGCATGGTGATGTCGCAACCATTCCAACGCTTACTGCGGAAGAACATGATTTTC